TGAAATCTGCTGAAAAGCTTAAACGAATACCACCTAATGCTGGTAAAGGGCGTAAAGCTGGCGTTCCAAACAAGGTTACGCAAGAATTCCGTGAAACGATCCGTCAGTTACTTGAAAACAATGCTGAAAATGTAAACATTTGGCTTACTCAGGTAGCTATTGGTGATGATGACAATAAAGCTGATCCAAAGGGTGCTTTAGACCTATTGGCTAAATTGGCTGAATTTGCCGCACCTAAACTGGCCCGTACTGAAATGGTAGGGGATAGCACACAGCCTGTAGTTCACATCTACAAGTGGCAAGATGACTGAAGTAGTCCATGAGTTTGAATACAAGGTCAGGGATGCGTTTAAAGACTTCCATAAGCGAAAAGAACGCTGGGCGGTACTGGTATGCCACCGAAGGGCTGGAAAGACTGTAGCAAGCATTAACGACCTTATTAGACGGGCATTAAAAGAGAACAAGCCCAATGGTCGTTACTTTTATATGTGTCCATTCTATTCACAGGCTAAATCTGTAGCTTGGGATTATTTGTGTCGATTTGCCAAGCCAGCTATGTCAAAGGCTAATCAATCTGAATTATGGGTAGAACTGCACAATGGAGCAAGAATTAGGTTATTTGGGGCCGATGCTCCTGACGCTTTGAGAGGGAATTATTGTGACGGAATTGTACTAGACGAATATAGTGATATGAAGCCCCGTGTTTGGGGTGAAATCATTAGGCCATTGTTGACAGACCGCAACGGGTTAAATGGCTATCAGACTTGGGCTGTGTTTATTGGTACACCTAAAGGCCATAACAGCTTTTACGACATCTACAAAAACGCACAAAACAACAATAGTTGGTATACAAAGATGCTTAGAGCAGACCAATCAGGCTTAATTGCTGATGCTGAGTTGCTTGATGCCCAACAATCTATGTCAGCCAATCAATACGAGCAAGAATTCCTTTGTAGCTTTGAAGCCGCTATTCTTGGAGCGTTTTATGGCCAAGAGATGCGTAGGCTTACTGACCTTGACCGCATTACTACAGTTGATTACGACCCAATGTTCCCTTGCCACACAGCTTGGGACTTGGGATTCAACGATTCCACTAGCATTTGGTGGTTTCAGGTGGTTTATGGTGAGATACGGGTACTGGATCATCACTCATCCAATGGTCAAGCTATTCCGTTTTACACAGGATTACTGGCACAAAAAGAAGATGAGTTTGGATACAAATACGGCTTCCATTACCTGCCCCATGACGCTAGAGCAAAAACACTAGCAAGTGGTGGTAAGAGCATAATTGAACAAATTTCTGCAAAAATTGACATAAAACATCTAAAAATCGTTCCAAACCTGTCATTACAAGACGGAATACAAGCAACAAGGCTTGCATTAACTAGAGCATGGTTTGATAATAGATGTGAAGAAGGAATCGAATGTTTGCGTCAATATCAACGAGAGTGGGATGATGATAAAAAGATATTTAGGGATCGCCCAAAGCACGATTGGACAAGCCACTCAGCAGATGCGTTCCGCTATCTCAGCATTGTATGGAAAGATGAGGACAGCCCTATCCTCAAAGATTCAAGGATTAAAGGACTTCATGTTGGGGAAACGGATGTAACCCTGAACGAGATGTGGAAAGAAACCCCTAAAATAGTTAATCGCAGGATATAAATATGGAACACACATACCAAGATTGGTACAACACCATTGCCCAGTACGAGCGTACATTTAAAGAATGGGAAGGCCGATCAGACAAGATTGTTAAGCGTTATCGTGATGACCAACGCAGTCGTAACAACCCTAACGCTAAGTTCAATATTCTGTGGAGCAATGTCCAAACCATTACCCCAGCGGTATTTGCCCGTCTACCAAGACCTGATGTAAGCCGCAGATTCCGTGACAATGACCCAATTGGGCGTGTAGCGTCAATGATGCTTGAACGGGCATTGGAATACGAGATTGAGCATTATGGTGACTACGCTAGTGCAATGAAGCAATCAGTACAGGATCGCCTATTGGGTGGCCGTGGTACAGCTTGGGTTCGTTACGAACCACATATTGTTGGTGAAGAAGGTGGCATGGGCGAAGATATGCCCGATGATGGCCTACAAGTTACTGAAGATATTGATGAAGCTGAAACCGAAGGTGGCATCCATCGTGAGAATCAAGAGCGTATTGAGTATGAGTGTGCTCCAGTAGATTATGTTCATTGGCGTGACTTTGGCTTGACTGTTGCCCGTACATGGGAAGAAGTAACAGCGGTATGGCGTAAGGTTTACATGGGCCGCCCAGCATTGGTTGAGCGTTTCGGTGAAGAACTAGGCGATAAGATTCCACTAGACACCAAGCCTGAAACATCCAAGTCATTTAATGAAAAGATGGGCGAAGGTGCATCTGAAGCCGTTATTTACGAGATTTGGGATAAAACTACAGGTCAAGTGCTATGGCTATCCAAGTCATTAGGCAAGATTCTTGATACCCGTGATGATCCATTACAACTAGAAAACTTCTGGCCATGTCCAAAGCCAATGTTCTCTACCCTTACAACTGACAGCCTAATTCCTGTACCTGACTTTGTTCTGTACCAAGACCAAGCCCGTCAGTTAGACACGCTGGCAGACCGCATTGATGGATTCATTCAGGCACTTAAGGTTCGTGGCGTATATGACGCTTCTGAGCCATCCTTGGCCCGTCTATTCTCCGAAGGTGAGAACAATGCCCTGTTGCCAGTTAAGAACTATGGTGCATTTAGCGAAAAAGGTGGATTACAGGGTGCAATTAACCTAGTTGACATCAAGCCAATTGCTGAAGGCTTGAACATGGCTTATCAAGCTATGGAGCAAGTTAAGGGTCAAATCTACGAGATCATGGGCATTGCTGATATTCAGCGTGGTCAGACTGATCCTAACGAAACATTAGGTGCACAGATTATTAAGTCAAACAACGCTTCAGGGCGTTTAAAGACTATGCAACACGATGTAGTGAACTTTGCTACAGCCCTATTGCAGATCAAAGCACAGATTATTTGCCAGCACTTTACCGATGACACCATCGTTAAGATCAGCGGTGCAATGCAATTATCCCAGCAAGATCAAATGCTTATCCCACAAGCATTGCAACTTCTGAAGAACGAACCAGCTAAAAACTTCCGTATTGAAGTAACTACGGATTCAATGATTTACCAAGACGAACAGCAAGAAAAGGCTGATCGCATGGAGTTCTTGCAAGCCGTTGGTGGATTCTTAAGCCAAGCATTACCAGCCGCACAAGCAACGCCTGAACTGACACCTATGCTAGTTGAGATGCTCAAGTTTGGTGTAACAGCGTTTAAAGCTGGTAAAGGTCTTGAAGGTCTTATTGATGAAACTGCTGATAAGTTCCGTCAGCAACAGAAAGCGGCTGAAGGTCAACCTAAGCCACCATCACCTGAACAGCAGAAACTTCAGATGCAAATGCAGATGGAGCAACAGAAGATGCAGATGCAACAGCAGATTGAGCAAGCCAAGATTCAGGGTCAGATTGAACTTGAGAAAGCCAAGCAAGAGTACCAAGCCCAAGAGAATCAGCTTAAGTTCCAGTTGGAAGATCAGCGTAATCGTGAACAGATGCAGATGGAAATGGATCTTGAGCAGACTAAGCTGGACACAACCAATAACAAGGAATTGTTGCTGGCATACTTGAACAATGCGGCCAAGATTGAAACAACCCGTATTTCTTCAGGCTTAGATACAGGTGAAGTTGCCTATGCTGACAATGTACAGATGGCTAATATTTTGCAAGATCAATTAGGATATTCAGACATGAAGAACCACCCATTACAACCTGCAATTGAGAATATGTATGCAAGCAATCAGCAGTTAACACAGTTGTTAGCGGCATTGTTAGACAAACTTAGCCAGCCTAAGACTGTTATTCGTGGGCCTGATGGCAAAATTGCTGGAGTTCAATAATGGCTATTACAGTCAAGCATTTAAAGGTATCAACAATACCTGACAGCGGTGATGACACGCTTATTGAGCCGTCAGATTGGAACGCTGACCATGAACTAACAGGTACTATTCCTGTAGCCAATGGTGGTACAGGTGCGGCTACTTTAACTGGCTATGTAAAGGGCAATGGCACATCCGCTATGACAGCGGCCACAACCATTCCTAATACAGACATTACAGGTCTTGGCACAGCTTCTACTAAAGACGCTGGTTCAGCATTGGGCGTGGCAACATTAGACGCAAGCGGTAAAGTTCCAGTAAGTGAACTACCTGCCGCAGTTTTAGGAGCACTTAGCTATCAAGGCACATGGAACGCAAGCACTAACAGTCCTACCCTTACTTCTTCTGTGGGTACTAAGGGTTATTACTATGTTGTTAGCGTTGCTGGTAATACTGACCTTAACGGGATTACTGATTGGCTGGTAGGCGATTGGGCGGTATATAACGGCTCGGCTTGGCAGAAGATTGACAATACGGAAACAGTTACATCGGTAAATGGCCAAACAGGTGCGGTAGTTTTAACCACTACTAACATCGCTGAAGGCACAAACGAATACTTCACAACTGCTAGAGCAAGAACATCAATTAGTGCTGGCACAGGAATTAGCTATGACAATTCCACAGGAGTAGTCACTAACTCTGCCCCTGACCAAACAGTAGCAATTGCTGGCGGTACTGGTATTTCAACTAGCGGTACATACCCTAGCTTTACAGTAACTAACACCGCACCTGACCAAACTGTAGTTTTAACTGGTGGCACAGGAATTAGCACAAGCGGCACTTATCCTAACTTCACTATTACTAACAC